TGATAATAATTTCTCAAAGCTTATGTCCATGTTTTATTCTATATTATTAGTTTTCCTTTAAATATTCTTCCTCTATACTTACATTATATTACGCCGCGGGATGCTTTACAAGAGTTTTGTATAGATTTTTAGATAGATATATATATTATAGTAAAGACTTATTCGTTAAACGTATTCTTATTGAATGGAAGATACAATCAAATAATGGATATATTGCAAAGGACGAGAAACCACCAACCTTTGTAGGTGATTATTATCTATCTTTTACGAAAAAAGATAACTATGATAATCACATTCATTTACACTTGAGAAAAAATTGTATTGACAATGATAACCCATATGGTATTTTCTATGTTCTAAAAAGATATAACCCGAAAACTAACAAAATTCAACATTCAGACGAGATTCTAATTGATATACGCTCGAATCCCAGATTAGTAGTCGGCGATATGATAGAAAGATATGAAATATTTACTTATTGAATCATACATACGTACACCATTTATATATGATTATTTTGACGAAATTACTTTTTAATGGAATACCATGTGGGCATCACTCAGTACCCTCCGATTTTTTCATTTTGGATCTCTCTTTCATACATACATTACATACATAAGCAACTCTTTCCAATCAATTTCTCTCCATATATTGTTCCACAATCTTCTATTATAAATCTCGTATTGTCATCTAAATAGACTATCAGTGGACTCGGCACTCCCATGCGGGGGTTATTCTTTATTGGCACTCCCGTGCGGGGGTTATTCTTTATCGACACTATTTCTATTATTACATAAATCTTTGATTTATCCGCCCGCAAGTCATTTCCAAAATATTTCATTTTATATATTTCATCTCCTACCACAAACATATTATAATTACTATTATAATTACACCATTTTATATTATTAATAGTTTAGTTAAAATAATATATATGTTATTATTATAATCATATGTCAAGCTCTAAAAGTGTGAAATATTTAGCCTCCGCGGCGAAATGCTTGCTAACTGGTACAAAAAATGAATCAAATTTTGATGATATTTTTATAGAAGACGGAATAAATTTCTTGACTGAAAAAATAGAGGCAAGTTATATTAACGCAGATGAACATTTTGCTAAAACACTCCCTTACGATGAAAATAATAATGATATTTCCAGAGAAAACATAGGGATTATTAATAATAATATAGATAAATGCTTGCATAAAAATATTCTGGTAAAAAATATTATCAATAATACTTGCAATGGAAACATAATTTCCACACTAAAAGAAACTTTCCCAATAACAACTTCCACACCAGGTACCAAAGTAATAATATATACAATTGATAATAAGGAACCAACGATTGTATATTACGAAAAACGACCAGATAGAGTAAACATGTCTATTAATACATTTCCAGAATATACTTCATTGTCATTTAAAATTCTGTATGAAAAATTTCAAGAGCGCAGAGAAATCTTTGCGAATAGTTCGCGCAAAACAGATACGATGGTTGACATAAGGTTAGTGGATTCTCTGTCTTCTCCGGATTTAAATTTATACTTAACTATAGACACATTTATAAAAGGCATTAATAATACTATTATTGGGATCCATACGCTTGTTAAATTAGATATTGTGTTAGAACAAGAGAATACGATTCCCTATCCATTAACCCAATATATCAATCAAGTAAATAGCACTTTGAAAAAATTCGTAAACGGAGAAGAAGACCAAATAACTACTATAAATTATGGATCAGTTTCAAATATTAACGAGTTAAAAGTTATTGAAAGTGCAACTAATCCCGAATGGAATAATAGATATATAAACGAACTGAATATGAATGGTATTAATTTCGATGCCCGAGAATTATTTACCTCAATAATTAGAGAGTTGAATAATGATTATGATGATTACAATATTGGAGATACGTCAATATCATTAATAAAGATATTAGACGTTGATTTCTTAACATTCAATAAAATCATCATATCCGAAAACAAGAAAATCCTACAATTATATATATTAAATATTAGTGAAATATTAGTGAAATATTAGTGAAATATTAGTGAAATATTAGAATATAACTTCAATTTCGTACGATCTTTATATTGTTGATAATTTTTATCTCCAAAATGTATTTTTCGTACTTTTTGTGTTCCTTTATTTTTAATATGCGCCGCATACTTTTATTTCTTGGACCCTTTTCTATTTTAATAATACTTTCATGCATATATAATGTCAATATATAGAAATATTTAGAAAAATATATTGTTATATATTATAACCGAAATGTCTGCAAAGCGAGGAATTGAATTTATGGATTCAGGTGTTTCAAAACTAATGACTCGCGTAATGGGAAATAAAAATGAAAGAAAAAATGCACATGTAAAAAAAGAGAGTGTAAATTTCAACGAATTAAACAATAAGGTTCCTGATGTAAATGTAATTTCATCGAATAAAATTAATAGTCAATCAGTTGATAGTGGTAATACTATAAGACATGGAAGAGGAGTAAAAAGTGTTAGTCGTAGAGTTCGAAAGTATAGACTGACAGAGATTGATAGTGGACTGGAATACTGGGGAAATGGAATTGGTGGTGGTGGTGATCTAATTGATGGTGGTGATGATCTAATTGATGGTGTTGGCATTCTTGGTGATAATATATGGGGTAGTGAAACTAATTATGATTTTGACCAATTTCGTCATATTGTTTCAGTAGAAGAGGTTGTTGACTCTAATGATGTATTGAAACAGGAACCAGTATTAGATGAAAATATTTCTATTGAAAATGTATTTATGATTAATCAGGCATGTGATAAATGTTTAAAAAAAAATAACTTAATAAAGAATATTATTAATGGTCGTGAAAATAATAATAAAAGTATTGGTATATTATTAAAAGATGCACTGCAATATTCTAACGACGAAAAATATAGTAAAATAATAAATTATCCCTACAAAACTGATAATGAACCTACAATTATGTATTATGAAGCATCCCCCAATTCTGTAAATAAATCTATCAATACATTCTCTGATTATGAAAAAGACTCATTTACCCTGTTGTACGGAACATTTGAAAATCGTAGAATATCATTCGCAAAAAGTTCTTATAACTCAATCACTTCGTTTCTTATCGGGTTGTATAAATTTGAAAAAGACACTAACGCAGAACCATCTATATTCTTATCAATGGATACATATATGAAAGATAAGTATGATAATAATAACATTATAGGCATCCATTCAATGGTAAAATTAAATCTTATTTTAGAAATAAAGAACACAATTCCATACAATTTAGCTCAATATATGGTTTCATTGAATTCGACATTTGAAAAGTTTATTGCTGGCGAAGAAGAAAATATTTTAACGATGGATTATGGCATGGTTTCAGATAGCAACGTATTAAAAATTATTAACAGTCCTAATTATCCAGAATTGAATAATACATATATAGATGAACTTAAATTAAACGGCTCAAATTTTGATGTGCCAACATTATTCAAAGATATTCTTGCAGATCTAAATAACGATTTTGGTGATTATAATAACGGCGATACATCATTTTCTTTATTAAAAATATTAGACGAAGACTTTTTATCGATGAACAAAATTGTCTTTGATGGAAACAAGCGTATATTGCAATTATTCATCGTCAATATAAGTGATGTTGTAAGAAGTAAATTGACTGTTGTAGGTGATAGTACATTCAATGGAAATATATTGGTCGGTAAAAGTAATGACGATTATATGATTAAAACCAATAATACAACAAACACAACATTAATTAATAGCAAAGTTGGTATAAATCAAAAGGAATATGAAATGAGTGCATTATTGGACATTGATAATTTAACAAATGAATTACTTATTAACATTTTAAGTAAATTTTCTACCCAGTTATTAAATTCTTACGACATATGTAATCTATTAAAGCGCGTAATTAACGATAACTACACTATAAACAATGATGAAATTGAAGAACAGTTCATTACGAACCTCGATCTGGTTTCATACAAAGAACAATGTTATGTTATAAAATGCAAGGTGATTGCTGATTTAGATGCATCGAGTATAAGCATATTAAATTCGCCAATAAGCGATCCATTAAATCTAAAAAAATCAACAACAAAATTTATTACATTATTGCAGAGAAATATCAAAGAAATTCTTCAGATGCGAAATGAAATAGAGACTAATAACAATCAAGAAGAAGTGTTTTCTTATATGGAACTATTTATAACTAATGAAAATTCAACATTCCTTTTATCAATAAAGTGTAATATACATTCAGTTGAGGAAGTGCTTATAACAATAACATATGAAAACATAGATTATATTATGAATGATCCATCCTATAATGCAAATGCTACTACATTCTTTAATTATATCAGTTCATACAATCGTTTTGGAAATTATTGTTCTTTGCTCATAAAAACCCAAACATTACAAGACGTTTTTTTTACAGGTGATTCAGTAAGCAGTTTTACAGAGACAATAGATAAAAATGCATATTTTTCAGACAGACTTGGATTATTGGGCGATAACGACTTCTTTTTATACGAAACATTTGGTGATCGAAAATTTGTATTCGTAGAAAGTGTACCTATGTGGAACGGTATAACCACAAATTATTTTTGGAATAAAGAAGTTAGTCTCAGAGAGATTACGAATAAAATCGACACCTTTTATAATAAGAATTATGGAGATGACAAGTTGAATCAATGGTTTCCTATAACATATAAATTTAACGGAAAAAGAGAAATTTCCATCATCTATAGAACCATAATTAATGGTAAAACATATACATTTGGGTCTGGAGATGAAATAAACCGAATAATTACCAAAGGAGTAAGTATTAAAAGTGATGTAGTTATTGATGGAGATTTAAATATACGCGATGCCAATAACAATGTTATTTTCAAAGTTGATAATATAGATAAAACAATTACGAATGCGTACAAAGTGGGTATAGGTATGGATTACCCAAAAAGTATACTTGATATTCAGGATTTAACATTGAACGAATATAAAAAATTTGTAAAAAAATCAATTGAACATAGATACGAATTGAGCAGAATATCAAATATATTGAAAAATAATAACTCATTATCAACACATATTATGTCGAATATTATCAATACTGAATTACCCAATCAAACTCCAGAAAGTTATTATGTCTTAGTGAAAGTAAATCTACAATCGTTAATAGCTGAAAGTACTACATTGTTTTATCATTATTTATTTCCAGAAATGGTTGGTAAAAACATGGACACTATTAAAGCGAATCTTCGAAGTGTTCTTTCAATTCATTTGAAAAATGTGGGTAAAATGTTAAACGAGACAATGATTTTTGATGGTTCCAGTGGTGCAATGGTTTCAGATGGTGTAGCTGGACCAAAACGATATAGATTTAAATTTTTAACCATCAATGGAGAGATGTTTTTATTAATTAGTGGTCTTAACATGAACGAATACAATTATAGGTATAATACAAATGAAAACTCGCGTTTATTAACAAAATCGGCAAACGTTATTATTTTATCTGCAAATAGTATTTTATCGCAATTGTCTAATAATACTAAGGAAATCATTAACTACACGGAGGAAACGAATGTGTTAAATAAGTTTAAACGAGAAACACAAACAATACAATATATTTATAATTATATTCAGATTGATAGAAATAATATAATAAATAGTATAATTGGAAAGTTTAATTATGAAACTTTAAACATTTCAGACGACAGTGTCATCATTGAACAATTGAATGATAATGACCGTTTCAAAATGATACAATTAATATCAAGTATAACAGGCAAAAATATATTAGAAAACAATTTATATATAACTACTTATGAAGATAAACATAATATGTATGTATGTAGCTATATACCAACGTATATAGACAATAATATGATAAAAATGTACACTGTTGAATTCGCTCCAACAAAAATATTAATTCCTACTTTGAATGTAGTTGGTGATTGTAATATTGTTGGGAATAGTACAATAACTAATGAAAATACATTAGAAAAATATATCGAAATGGACCCTCATAAAAAGACATTTATGGTCAATACAACGGATCAATTTATCAATTATGGAAATATGAAGTATGCAGATATGAATCAAATTTATGGAAGTAAACATAATATGATTGTAGCGAATGATACGTACCCAAATATGACATGTGAACGCGTAGCCGAATTAGAAGGTAGAAATGACTTTAGTACATATTCTTCGGCCACAATGAAACGTAAAAGTAATTTATACAATGTAAAAGAACTCATGGATAAAAGTGTTTCCATGAATAAAATTTATGAAGATACGGATTATAAGCCAAAATATGGGCCAGATATTTCCTTTGAAGTAGAAGATAGTACAAGTAATACTATTGAAATTGGACAAATTGCCATGACCATAGACGATATAGATGATAATGGAAATATTAAAGGTGGGTTTGGTGTTTATACAAATACCAATAATGCTGATGGATTTGGTAATTTTGAATCATCGAGAAAAACTATATTATATGTAGATAACGAAGGTACACTTGAAGTGAAAAAAATTAAATTAGGTAATAAACATCTTAGTGTAGATGCTGATGGAAACCTTAAGGTTGAATAAATTGATAAGTAAATATTATATTATTACATATCAATTGTATATATTTCATTCACACATTATTATAGTTTATATTTTTCAATATACTTGCGTATATCAGTTTCAATTTCCGTTATAATACGGGCTCCTTCCACCCACGTATCATTGTCTATATCAGATTCAGTGTCAGATTCATTGTCTATGTCAGAGTCATTGTCGATGTCTATGTCAATATCATCATATACCCATTGTGGCACCGTAAGCATAATAACAAATTTTTCAAGTGAGCCATAAACTTTATACCAATCTATTCCCATTATTATATAAAACAATAAAACTATTTTTAGATTGTTTTCAACTAACAGTAATCAGAGTTCAAAACATAAACATCAATAAGAATAATCATTATAATATACTTGAAAAAATATTTTTATTCCATCCCATAATATCAATAATACTCCTAATATAGTCAATAAATAATCGTGATATTTTTTTCCGGCATATATCAAGTATGGGCCAAATATAAACAATGCGAATAGTCTACCTAAAAAGTACAGTTTACGTTGATATAGTTTCAACAGTTCATTCATAATTGTTATATTACATGTATAAATTATCTGCAAATGATTTAAAATTTATTCGTAAAATATAATTATATTATGGATACTATTCGTCAATTGATTGACAGTAGAAATACTCGCATCTCTGAAAATGAACATCCATTAAGTGTATGTCATGGTTGGGTAAGAACACTGCGTGAATCCAGTTCATCGCTTGGATTCTGTAATATTAATGATGGTTCCAATATTGACGGCATGCAACTGATTATAAGTGATGAAAATATGGAGGAATCAGAAGTGAAATCATTTTTCGAAAATGTGAAATTAGGTGCTTTTTTGTCATGTGTTGGTACCATTGTTCCTTCTCCTGCAAAAGGTCAAGAATACGAATTTTTGGTGAAAGAATTCAATGTTAGCATGCACGTAGATGAAAATTATCCTCTTTGTAAATCTAAAATGAATATTGACACATTAAGAAATCACATTCACTTTAGAGCACGTACCAACACTTTTGGCAGTGTTTTCAGGATTCGGTCATCTCTCATGAAAATTTTACATGATTTTTACCATAGCAAGGGTTATTTACATTTAGATCCAAATATTATTACTGTAAATGAGTGTGAAGGTGGAGCGGGTGTTTTTCAGATTACAGAAAATAATATAACAAATCTCTCTACACTCAATAAAACAAAGGAGAATACGTATGATTGGAAGAAGGATCATTTCTGTAGCCCAGCCTACTTGACTGTATCGTCTCAATTACAATTAGAAGCAATGGCGTGTTCATTGGGCAATGTTTATACAATGAATAAAAGTTTTCGAAGTGAGCACTCTTGCACGAGTAAGCACGTTTCAGAATTTACCCATTTAGAAATTGAAATCGTGAACAATACATTGAACGACTTGATGGATGTAGGTGAAGAAATGGTGCGATATTGTATAAGAGAAATCTTTGTCCGCAATAAAGACGAGCTGGAAAATCTGAATAAATTCGTAAGCAAAGGTTTAATCGATCGATTAGAAACGTTGGAAAAAACTGAATTTAAACGCATGACATATGCGGAAGCCATTTTATTCATTCAACAGGATATTTTGAGTAAAAAAACCAATATATCGAACATTACATATGGAGACGATCTTGGTTCAGAACACGAGAACTATATCGTAGATAATTTCAATGGACCGGTTTTCATTACACATTGGCCTTTTGAAATTAAAAGTTTTTATATGAAACAATGTGATGATGGAACGTGTGAAAGTTTCGATTTATTGATGCCACATGGTATTGGTGAATTAATCGGTGCGTCGCAGAGAGAAGACGATTATCAAAAGTTATTAGATGGAATGAAGGCAAAAAAAGTTCCGGATAATAGTATGCAATTTTATATTGACTTGCGTAAATATGGAACTTGTCCACATGGAGGTTTTGGTATGGGTTTTGATAGACTTCTCATGTTAATGACGGGTATGACGAATATTAAAGACGTTATACCATTTCCCGTTTTTTATAAATCCTGTAATTATTAGTATTTCACAATAGTATTTTTATCGCAACACTCAATGCCAAAACATTGATTAAATGATGTCGTATCAAGAAAATCTTTGTTTTCTTTATGTAAAATATTAAAATGCACATCTGGAACCTTCCCGAAATAGGGTGTAATGCAACTTAATTTCTCATCCTCTAAAATATTCCACTTAGAATAACCCCCCATATGAGGAGAATTCAAACCAATATATATACTTTTTATTTTATATTCTCTAGCCATAAAAGAACACATCGGACAAGGTTCAATTGTAGTATATAATACACAAGATGATAAGTCATTACATTTTAAATATTTTGACGCATCAACCATTGCATTTATTTCTGCATGTAATGAACTATTGGAAGTAGTATTATTTACCCCATAACCTATAATTTTATCATTTAATACTATAACTGCGCCGAACGGTGTTCCATATAGTCTATATGATTCTTTCGATAGTTCTAATGCCTTTTTCATATAAAATTCATGAAAGCTATTAACATTGTCAACATTATTATCTGAATCCGATTGTAAATATTTCAACATTATATAATAACATATTATTAAATATTAAAAAATTCATTTTATTTATTCTCACAACGAAGATTGGAAATTAAATTATATCGAATGGATCCCCTCCATATATAACTGGATCGAAATCATCGTCGCTGTCTATTGATTCTGTATCCGTTAACCCTGTATCCGTTAACCCTGTAT